CTACAAGCCATAACAGCATCATGGAAATGACGGTGCTTGGAAAGTAGGTTGGACACAGTCTCACATGAGACACGATCGGATGCTTCACTCAAATCGAGTGTAGCAAGGTCACCTTTCGATGACCCCTGACGCGCCAAACGCTGGTTAGGCGTTTGATCGTCGAGGCCGAGCATGGAATCAAGGATGGGGGATTCCTTAATCCCATCTGCGATTAAGCGCAGAACCGCTTGCTGTGCGTACTGCATAGCAGTCGGTTCAACGGCAATAATCCTAGGCGTCTTCATCGTCTTAGGAACTGAGACCACCTTCACAGGGATCTCAGCGCCGGGTTCGAGGAAGTCGACTTGTTCCAATTGTTCCCAGTAGGACCAATTGGGAAGGACCATCTCCCCGTAAGGGAAGTAGGTCTCAAGTCGGCATGGCCATTGTGTTTGGTGATACTTCTGATTGCCTACTAGGCGATCAGCGGTAGCACCTGGTCCATGCTTTGGGATCAGATTGCCATCATAGACATCCTTGTCTACTTTAGCAAAAAGACTCCCAAAAATAAGAGTACTAAGGCGATTGAAGTTGTCATAACTCCTTTCTCCTTTCGTACTCTCGACTTCCTGCTCACACTCAAGGAACTCAGTAAAAGCGGCTCTCTCACGAGAGTCGCTACAATCGATTAGAATCTTGCTATACATCAGACTTAATTGACGTATAGCTCGAATCGCGTCGATCGCTGGGTCCTCGAGTAGGACACCAGTACCACGGTCGAAAACGAGACAAGAGAAACCCGACAGAAATGCCGGGAGACTCCCGTTTTTCTTAAAAGAAAGAAAAACGGTGTTGTCCACATAGCCACGCTCAAGACTAAGTTCAAAGTCTTTTGCGAAGCTAGGGAGAGTTATCGTGAGAAACGATAACCCTTCATTTTTCGACCGCACCTCGACGGTTTTAACGTCGTGGTGGGCGCTAGTGCAGCACCACGTAGCCAAGTTGTTAGCTACGCTAGTCCAGAGTACAATTAGGCTTTTCACGTAACCTCCTGATAGAGGAAAACGTCCTAAGCCAATGTCACATCCTGATCAAACGGATGCTGGAGGTTCATCTTGAAGCTGGAGGGTTAGCTTTCACCACCCAACAGCTTCTTGATGACAGCATCCGTTGACGCCGACCACGTGCCTTTGAGGCCGTTGAGAAGCGCCAGC